TTCAACAATGTATCGTTTTGTGTCAAAGTTCTCGGGGAAAGTTTGTAAGACATCATCTCCTCCAGCGATCATATAATGATCTTTTGAAAGGATCTCCTCATCACTAACTCCCATACGCATTTTATTAATACATCACACACTATCTGTGCTAAGGAATTGACAAATATGGTGAGTAACCAACCACTTTTCATGATTCCACTACTCGTTGATTGGAACACTTTTCCATTTGTACATCGATATTTGGAGCCTTCTTTCATCTCTAAGAAGGAATTACGCACATCAATCTTATAATCCTCAAACGCCTCATCACTCATATCCGCTGGTTGTACGGCTAGAGCCTCAACTATATTTTCACATATATCATAGATATAACCATGAAACATGAAATCCCAGTTTGACTTGTCGCTCTCGTATACCTTGCGTCCAACAAAGCACTCAGCTATCCGATCAATGTTGCCCGAAACTACGGGCGAAAAACCATATTTTATAGGTGAATCGCCGAGCTTCTCCACTGCAACATCAAGCATATTCTTGAATATAGTCTGATGTTTAAGCATCTTATGTAGAGGTAGTCCTGTTATTACTCGTGGCATCCCCTTTTCCAGTTTCTTAACTTTCGTAGGTTCAGCTTTAAGGAAACTCTTCAAATGGAATTTCTCATGCCATTTGTCGAAAACTATTTGAGCCAATCCTCCTTTCGTGTAACGAGCTATCACTGCACTATTAACGGGCATCCCATCCGCTTGGTACGGATGACCGGGGCTTTTCTTCTCATTCACTAGGGATGAATCGATTATCGAAATAATTCGTTCCGCTGTTTTATAATCCACATCTGGTTCGTATTTGTTATTAGGAATCAATTGCAACACTAAACCCGCACAACGTTTTGATTCAAGTGACGTGGGGGGATGTGTTAACAAATCACATCTTTCTTTATACAATTCCAAATGGTTTCTAACGGATTTTTCCTCTAAACTAGGATTTATGTCAGGATAGACATATTTCCCGGGTTCAAAACCGAGCTTTTCCAATTCTGCCATGTGGTCGGATATGTAGGTATCAATCTCAACCTGAACTTTCGGTGTTGAATTACAATGCACCGGCACTTCAGGAGGCAGTTCCACATACGCCTTCGGATAGTTGTCTTCATCTTCATAATCAGCCCACCTCATCTTCTTGGGGTTATGAAGTTCACGAAACGTCTTATATTTGAGTTCTTCATCCTCAAATTCCTCATGCTTCGTCTTGTATTGTGGAAACAACTCCTCAATCTCACGTTTGCTGTAACCATATCTAACAGCACCTTCCCTCGTGAGCACAACATGCTCATCATTATAATCTTCAACTGTAGCACTTCTACCATTAAACTTCCAGTTTTCCGCTTCTCGCTGGAGTTCCCACTGATTACTATATTCATCAGAGTCAAGTTCGTACAAAATAGTTTCTATACGAATTGCAGTATTATGCGCAGTTGAGCCTCTAATATGCATGCCAACCACAGCGTTCCCAGTAAAAATTGGGGCTCCGGAGAAGCCCTTATTAGTACTAGCAGTGTGATATAAATATATATGTCCACTGTCACTTTTAGTACTCCCAACTGAAGTCATTAGAACAGAGTTCACGAACCCTACAGCCGAAACATCAAGACCATACTTGCTTTGCTTTTTGACTGATGCTTTGGTTATGCCGATTATAGCCCATTCTTTTTCAGTTAGTTTCGTAGCGAAAACGTCTACACTACCCTTAAAAAGATTATTCTCCAAATTGAATCTCTCTTTCGGTATCGGGTAAATCTTCGAACCCAC